AAGGCAAGTTGCCTTTTGTGTTTTCAATAACTCCTAACTCAGAATTTTCTGTAGACCCCATTCTGATATTCATAGCATCTATGTATTCTCCATCAGGTAATAACCTTTGGTCCATTACCTTATTCATCCTACCTGCTATAAAATTCCTTGTAATGTTTGCCATCTTATTTTATTTGCTTGTCTAATCCTCTGAGATTCATTAATAGTCTTCCCGGATGAATATTGCTAATTCTAATTTTTGCGTTTCTCAACAATGCACTTTTCTCCTTACGAGCACGAGAAACAATATATTCTTGCACACCTAATTTAGAATTTAAAATGTCATATTGAATAGAAGCGTAAATATATTTTTCAAATAATTTATTAACGGTAATCAAAGAGTTGTCTCCTTGTTCCATACCATCAGACACATACTCAAGAATACATTGCTGACCTGACATTGATGAATCAAAGTTGATAACACCACCTTTTCTGTCAACATTAAAGGTAGGATTAAAATTTGCTGTCTCAGTATTAAGACCATATGCTGTACCAATGTTGTAGTCAAAATACCACATACCATCGTAGTTCCAACCTAACTGTCCGTTAAATTGGTTGCCTTGGTTTAAATAAATACTCTTCTTAGTTTTAGTTAATCTATCAAAGTCAATATCAGAATACTGAGGACTTAATGCATTACCATATTGGTCAAATAAAATACGACCTGTATTATCTTGTAAGTATGCTTTAGATGATAGCGTTTGAATATTCTCAGTCAATGGTCTTAACCAACCATCTTTGTATAATGAAATACGAACCCAATTGACATAGTCAGAAGGTAAGATGTATCTAAGCATATCAGGTACAGTCAACTCCAATACTTTAATTTCTTTAAACGCATCGTAGTTCAACTCCTGAATAGCACGCTTAGCGTGGAACAATACTTTAAAACGCTCCTCATTGTTTACCAATGAGTGGTTGCCTGAGTACATCAATAAGAAGTTGTTTACAATGTCTTGAAGACTAATGTATTGATACGACCCCCAATTGGCATCTTCAGGTTGTACACCTCCGTTCTCATAGTATTGATATTGTGATATATATGCCATATATTATTTTTTTTATGGATTTTTTTCTTGTTGCTCTTTAGCCATATTAAATTGTACAACATCGGATTCACGAATAGATATACCACAATACTGAAGAATCCTTGTAATTAATTTGTATTCATCTTCAGGAGGTAATTCAAAGTCTTGGTAATCAGATTGTGATTGGTCAAATACAGGCTCACCATTAGCCAAAGTAATATATGTCCACTTTGGAACTTTAGGATACCTAAAATAGGTTGCAAGAACCTGCCCTTTGTTGCTTATAGTTGTAGGATAAAAAGTTAACTCTTCGCCTTGTAATGCATAAATAGGGAACTCTATTGTTGGTTGAGTTAAGTTAGAATTAAGTAGTAAACTAAGTTTACTGTTAATTACCTTTTCTGCTTGATTAATAGTTGAAGAAGAAAATATCGCATAGGCATTTCCTGCCGCCAAAAATATATTTGAATCTAACTGAATTGCTGTATTACTAAGAACTAACACTACCGTAGATACCAAACCTGTAGTAAGATTTGTAACTACATCTCCTGCCGAAAGACCATTGGTTAAAAATGTTGCAGTACTGTCAACTAACTGACTGCTAACTACAGAAGTATTTGTTCCTGTTTTAAGAGTTACAGGCTTGCATTTAACATCCAACAACATATAGGTTAAATAACCGGTAGTTGAAGGTGTAGGCATTGAAAATTTATTAGCAGATATTTTTGAAAGATAATCTGTACGTAAAAAATACTCTAACACCTCCGCAATAGGTTGCTCCATATCAGCATAGTCTACCCCTGATATTCTTGCATTTTCAGCATTTATAACTTTGTTATAGCTGCTAAAATATTCCTCGTAAATTTCCATCTGCGAATTTTGAGCAAACAGATTGAAATCAGAAGGAGATACATATCCGTAGTTGTTTTTATTCAACACAGACAATACCGTATTTCTAACTGAGTTTATCATTAGTTCTTTTTTTACAAATATACATAAAAAAAAAGAGGGCACAATAAGTGCCCTTCTTTCTAACCATCAATCAATAATCAAAATATATTACCCTAAAAGTGCTTCTAACATTTTTAAGGAATCAAGACCTTCATCGCTTTGTAAGAAGTGGGCAACCATATCATATGGGTCTTCTCCAAAAGGAACTGAAAGCATTTTCTTCTTATTTGTAGAGGTATTAAACCACACCTCTTTGTCATTGTTTCTGAGTATCAATAGCTTATTCTCAAAGAATAAACGAACTTTTGCTTGGAACTTTAATTCAGGGTCATTCAAGATATTCAAGAAGTCTTTTGGCTCTCTCTTAGCGAATATCAGGATGTCACGCTTAAGTTCTGCAGTTGATACTGTAGAAGGGTCCTTGCCAAAGATAACTCTTGTAAGAGTCTCGATTTGGTCAATAGACAATTGCTTAGCTTCCATCATTGCCTCAATCTCTAAATTAAGTTCATCAACTTCAGCTGCTGCATCCTTTTCTTTGTCAACCTCTCCAAAGATAACACCGTTTAATGGGTGGTAGTGAAGGAATTGTTGCAATACAGGATTGTTTTTTGGAACTCTTAAAAACCCGTCTTCAAAAATAACAGGTTCAATAATTGCTGTTCCGTCTTGCTCATCTTCAAAAGGTGACTTCTGATTGGTAGAATACCTAAGAGCACGATTAACATTATTCTTCTCGTCAAACCACATTAGTGGGAATCGAGGGTGATTTCTTGAAGCTAAAGTGTAGCTTAAAGGGTTTCCTATTTTTAACTTGTAGACCTTGTCCACAGGTGTTGTAATTTTTGCCATTTTATATTTGATTTAATTTGATTTAAAAAAAAGGAGAGTGTCTTTAAAGACACCCTCCTGTATAGACCTATCGACTATCCATAACGGAATAATACGAAGTTGTTTGCACCTAAAGTACATACGCAACGCTCAGATAGGAAGTTAACCTCCATTGCATCGAGGTCGCTTGTAGCAGCCCCACCGGCAGAACCTGTAATCCAAGTTTTGTATCTGCGGTCTTCAGCTTCAGAAGCACGATATCTTACGTGTAAGAAAGGACGCTTAGCGTTCTTACCCATAATTTGGTCGTATACTGAAGTAGAACCTGCAGGAACCATTAAACCTGTGATAGTACCTGTTGCAGTACCTGCGGTTTGGTTTAAACCACCACGCATTGTTGGGTCGTTTAGGTATTTCCAATCAGACTTGTAGAAGTCGTAACCTCTACGGAAACCTGTGAAACCTAAGTTTAACGCCATATCAACATCGTTGTCGAAAAGACCGAATGAAGCTGATTGAGCAACACCACCTGAAGTGTAGCCGTTCAATGTAGCTAACATATTGTCGATGTCAAAACTTAAACCACGATTTACGAATACTACGTTCTCTTCGATAGCACCTTGCTTGTCAAGACGAGAAACGATAGAATCCCAATCGCTTAAAGTTGTTGGAGTACCACCACCCCAAACGTTACCACGGTTGTTTACTACGTAGAAGATACCTTCAGAACCGATGTAACCTGCAGTAGCAGCACCTGAAGAAGATGCAGCCGGAACAGCTTCAATCATTGAAGTTTCTAGGTAATCTTCAAAACGTAAACGAGTTTCGTGCTCACTCTTTAAATACCAAAGGTATCCTGTAGCACCATTCTCAGTAGTTACTTCTACCCAACCGATTTGAGCCATATCAGAACCGTTAACCGCATACTTATCTTTGATGATAATAGGGTTGTTAGAGAAGATTGAATCTTCAGCTTCTAAAGAACCAACCATTCCGTTAGTACCTTTCTTGAACTCAGAACCGTAAATGAATACAGTACATTGAGTAGAAACAGCAAATGCTTGACCTGCAGTCTCATAGTAAGCTACTGTGAAAGTAGTTGCAGAAGGAACAGCTGTAACGATTGCTTTGTTGAAAACACCTGAAGTGTTGTTCTGAATCATAACAGTTTGTCCAACACGGATTGCGATATAAGTTACACCGCTATCAGCTACAGTGAAAGTTGCTGTTGCAGAACCTGCTGCTGCTGCTGAAGTAATGTTGGTGTACTTAATGTGTAAACGACCTTGTTCTGCCCATTTGATTTGGTCAGAGTTAGAAGGCATCTCTGCTCCTACCATACGTAAGAAAGATGCGATTGTTCTGTTACCATAACGCTCAAATTCCTTCTCGTATGTATCAGGAAGATACTGATTCAAGAAGTTGAAGTTGGTAATGTAGTTTGTCTGTA